CTTCTACCTTGCACATCTCTTAAAAATGGTTCTACTATGTTTCTAAATTGTGCTCTAGTGAACTCGTCATTGAACTCAAATAGTTGAAATTTAGAAGCTGTTGAGATTGCCTTCTCTAAAGTGATAAACAATCTTCTTACATTGATACGATCAAATGCACTTGGCGTTGATAATCCAGTCTTATCACCAAAAAGAATTGTGCCTTGTCCAGGCATTGTTACCACAGGATTTATTCTTGCTCTGTATAACTCATCTCTTTGACCTTTGTTAGGACTATATGCAAGTTTGATTACGCCTCTTAATACTCCTCTGTTGAAACCAGCAGGTGAGAACCAAGTGTCTGCGACTAAATCTGTTCTTGCAGCCAATCCAGCGATGTCACCATTTAATGGGACAAATCTGAATACATCATTATATTTGTCGTATGTATATTTGTAACCACTATCAAATACAACATAACTAGATGATCTAATACCATCAAAGAATGATTTAACATTGCTTGTCTGTGTAGTAGCATTGGTTACATTAACTACATCTGATCTTTCAGGTGACGCAAAAACTATAGCGTCTTTTCTGTTTTCAGCAATTGTAATTAAGTTATCAATGTGTGTAGCGTCACCTGAACCAGCGATGATTAGGCTTGCGTCAACACTATCTGCGTCATTGTATTTTTCGTATGCAGTTTTCTTTTCAGCAGTTGTAACCGCTGATCCGTTTGCACCGTTAATTAGTGATCTATCAAAAGGTGCTGTCACATCTGTAAAAGTCACAGAAGCTGCAGCTGAACCCCAATTTGAACCACCTGAATTGTGATCCATCCAATAGATATATTGTGATTGGTTGTATATTACATCAGCATAGTAGTTAGTATCTCCTTGAGGCGACTTTGCGTCTGAAGCTTTTGATAATGCACTAAAGACTTCTAGTATTTCGCCTGCTGTTCCTGATACGCCACCGTCTTCATCTACTACAATTACATGTAGCTCATCGCCTGAGCCTGATCTTGCAGAAGCGTAAGGTGATGTTCCTGGTGCTCTATCTACTGATTCGTAATATCTCCATCTTCTTCTCACTTGCGTTCCACCGCCTAATGCGTTGTGTAATCCGCCTGTGCCTGAAGGGTGTCTAACAAAAGTAATGTCGTTTGTATTAACGGCAGTAATTCTGTATTCGTGTCCTCCAGCTTCTCCGAAGTTGATAATATCACCTACATTAAATCCTGTTCCAGATGTTAATGTGATAGTAGTATCTCCAACAGATATAGAAGAATCGTTAGTTGTTGTTTTGTTCACTTCTTCGTATGCCGTAGCGCTTGGGCATGTGTGAACTGACAAACTATTACCCCATGAGCCTGCTGTTCTAGCTGCCCACTCACCGACTGAAGCCGAACCATCGTTGAAAGGTCCAGTTGATCCGTCGCCGTTTAAGTAATGGTCTGTATTCTTTATTCTTATCGCAGTTCCTGAAGATACTGCGTTCACGCTTCCTGAATTGGTTGCTCTCACTACTCTAAGCGCTGATGAATACTGCAAGAAACTTGCCGCACTATAAAAGAACTCAAAGTTTGTCGAGTCAGGTTTACCAAATGTATCTACCAATTCTTTTTCTGAACTTATAGATACTACTTCATCCATAGGTCCTTGATTGAATTGACCTGCAATAGCACCGATCGTTGTTGCTACTGCTGGGATAACATTGGTTAGGTCCCTTTCCCTTACGAGAACACCTGGTGAAACTTGAAATGCCATATGTGTTTTCTCCTTATTAGCTAATAGGTATCATTAATCTCGTTTATATTTATAATATGTCGCCTTTTCGCACGGTCACAGGCTGCCATACTTCGCCACTATCGTCTTGTTGATATTCTTCTTCCTGGCCGTCATTCATAAACCCAAAAGGTGCCATATCTTGTTCTATTGCGTTTTGTTGTTCAGCATACATTCTGGCACGAACATCCTGATCAGTCATTTCTTTGAAATATCTTTGATTAGTGATCCATGCAAAGATAACGCAACACATAACTAGATCATCATTTGAACCTTCTTCGGCCTGCCAACCTGATCCTCTTCTAACAAAGGTTGATAATTCTTGTATTGTATGAAAGTCATTGATGATCATTTTATCACCCTCTAATAATGACTTCAAGTTTGAGCAACCTATTCGTTTAACTTGTTTAGTCATACGAACTCCTAGTTGCGTTCCTCTTTTTGAGAAACCACCACCTAGTATTTGACCTGCTCTACCTTTCATCATACACATTAATAGATTAGTGTATTCTAATTCAAATTGTAATGCGTCTGCTATTTGATGACCTAAATCATTTACTTCAACACATACATGAGCATTGTTATATGCCTTTGCGACTTTTTCTATTGTATGAGGAAATAGTATAGGTTTAATTTCGTTATCTCTAAATTTTGCAACCATCTTATATGGCATTTGTGATACATCAAATACAACAAAGGCAGAATAATCTCTTACGGTGCCTCTTGCTACATCAACCGTGATTACATAGTCTTTACCTTTTTCAGGTCTAACATACATATCTAGGCCTTCGTTTGATACAATAGGTGTATGGTGTGATAACATTCTTATCTTACTAGGATTAATTAATGTATCTACTGATCCTACAAACTCACACTCAAACTCGGTAGCAAATTGTGCTTCACTTGTGTTTCTAATTGTTTCTTCTTTCCACTTATCATCTCTGCCTGGCACCTCTGACCAATGCACTTCAACAGGAACATAATCATTGTTTTTATTTAATGCGTCATTCCATAATTTGTAATACATATTCATTCCATGAGGTGTAGATACAATCATCACTTTAGATTTTTTACCAGATGAAATAGTAGGATAAACTGAACTAAAAAATTGTTCAGATATATTGTTAGGTATGAAAGCAAACTCATCTAAAAATATAATGTTAAATGAACCACCTCGAATAGCACTTGATGATGTGGCAGCTGCAAGTATCTTACTGCCGTTTTCTAATTCTAAAGAACCTTTGTTCCAGTTTAATACACCTTGTTGTAACCATTTAGGTAAGTTTTCATATGCAAGTTGTAATCTGCCTAATAAATCTCTAGCAGTAGATGATTTGTTTGCAAGTATGGCCACATTTATATTATCGTTAAATACGACTTGATGTAATAGATATGCAATGATTGTAGTTGATTTACCTGATTGTCTAGGTAATTTACAAATAGAAAAACGATTATTATGAAATGTATGAACCATCTTTTCCTGAAACTTATACATGTTAAAAGGCACTAGACCTTCATCAATATTAACAATCTTAATATAGTTTTGTATAAAATATACAGGATCTTCCATACACTTTGCAATCTCTCTTATTTGATCTTCGGTGTATTCTATCTTTGTATTTGCTTTAAATAAATTAGGATTACCTAGATAGTTTTCATTCATTTATCAAAGTCCTTATCTTCTTCAGGCGTCACATTTTTATTTTTGTTTTTTAATAAACTATGTAATTCTTTTGACGAACCTACAAATAATGCTTGTTTGATATTTGTATTTGTTTTATTAGGCACATCTTTTAAATCTTTTAATTTTTTGTTTAGGTCTTGTAATTTATCAACCGTATCAGCGACTTGTTTAATTAAATTACCTGCTACTTCATATGCTCTAGGGTGTTGACTTTCTTGTGCAATATCAAGTATGCCTTGTATTGCGTCTTGTCCTCTTTCTATAAGATTGTAATAATTTTCTCTGCTGTATTTGTGATCGTTCTCTAAATCTTCTTTGTTCTTATCTTCAAGTCTAGGAACAGGTGGCGTAAATTCTTTTTTGACGACCTGTTTAGTTGCAGGCTTATTAGGTGTGATACCTAGGGCTTCGTTTATTTTGTCGTCTATGCTCATAATTATTCATCACTATCAGTTGCAGGATTATATGTTTTAGAATCCCTATGCGTTGTTATAGTAGTTGTAAAACCAAAATCATCATCTGCGTCAGCAGTTGTAGGATTAGGAACTACAACAATTCTTTCTTCTCTAGTAGCACCACTTGCAGTATCAACAAACATATCTGTTTGTGTTTCTTTAATAACTTTGCTACTATGTAATGGTCCATACAAGTAAGTTTTTGCTGTAAATCCTAAAGTGTAATTTACTGCTCGTCTTGTTGTAAATGCACCATCATAAGTGTCCTCATAATTAACACTATTTAGTGTTATCGGAACATCTCGTTTTATTCCCATCTCTGGTATTGCATTTATTGTAACCGTATAATCAGGTTGAAAGTAAGGTAAAATTTGTTCTATAATTTGTAGACCACCTTCAGCAGTTGCTGTAAATGAGTATAAATTAAAACTTATATTGTAAGGCACAGGATTATATTGAAAATATTGTGTGCCTGAATCTGTAGCATGTGTCTTTTTTAATTTACCTATTCTTGTTAGTTTTCTACTAGGATCATAACTGATACCTGATATTTCAAAACCCATACGAGGTAATGAGATTGCCATTTCTCTTTGATCTAGGTTAGGTTGTTGTTCTAATCTAACTAAAAACTTTTCTTTAGGCGAATATGATAGTGGCACTTTTAATCTTTGTAATACAGAACCATCTGCGTCTGTTCTATGAATTATAATATTATTAAAGATTGTGCCAAATGCAACAACGACTTTTCTTAAACTTTCATGGTAAAACCTTCTGCCGAACATTATAAACTCTCCTCATCTACTTCACCAAAAGGGTTTCTTTCTGTAAAGTCTAATATATCATCATCGGTTGACGCTGTGCCAAAACCTGCGTCTGATTCATATGTGGCATTATCAGCATAATCTCTTGTTTGTGTTGCAAGATTAATAGGTTGAAACGACTCTAACATCACATAGTTGTAGTTTTTCAATACTAGATCAGAGTCTTCTAATAGAATACCTGTGCCATCTTCCTGAACAAGTTGACTTTGTAATTGATCAATTGATAATCTATCTTCAGCAACATCAATTGCAGGTCTGCCTGTATTAAGTTTCTCACTAGAATATTCCCATCTAGTACATCTTAATTTATAAACTGGTAAATTACCTAATTGAAAGAATGGTTCCTGATCTTCAACAAATTGTATCTCAAAAAAACTATTCATTAAAGGCACATAGATTATATCGCCTTCATTTGGTCTACCTGATACGATTGTTGTTGCCTTGTTATCTACTTGATATTGCCATCTTCGTTTTGCAATGACAAATGTTGTATCTTCTCTAATCTCTAAACCAAATTTAGATACTAATTCTTGTTCGCCTTGGAAACCTTCAGTTGTTTCCATATACATTTCTAACATATATGAATTATCAAATTTAGATAAAGTATCTTCTCCCAATACTAAATCTTTATTGACTAATGTTCTCGGTAAATAGAAATTATCTAGGCCGTAGATTTTAAGACTTTCTATGATAAGGTCTTCATATAAAAGTTTCTCACTATCTCTATCTTGGCCTATACCATTTCCCGATTGAAAGTAGTGGTTAACTGGCATAGTTTTATCCTATCATATAAGTGACTGGCGTTTCGTAAGTGCCTCTTATTTCTTCTTCTAGTTTTCTAAGATCTTCTTGTGCTTCTTGGAATATTTGTTGTCCGTTTAGTGTGACCCCACCTAACATTGTGACCCCATTGAACTTACTTAAATTTGCGCCCCATTGTCTTTTAAATAAGGCCGTCACATATCTTTTTAAATATATGTCGTTATATACATCGGTCATTGTTTCAGGATCTAATTTTCTATAACACTCAATAACAAGATATT